GCTTCACACAGTGCAACAGTATCTGCCCGCTCTTTGACCAGATCATCATAGCGCTTCTGTAGTTTGGCTACTTTCTGTTTCACTTGCTCAGTGTAGTTGATGTGGATGCTAGTCATGATATGCTATTGCAGCATAAGAATATAATAATTCAATTTTCTTATGCTAAGGTACATGCATCGAACTCAGTGATGTAGTCACTGCAGGTTTGAAGAACAGCACATGCATATAAATGATTTATAAAATACTAGTATTATTCAACCTTAATATTGCTATAGTATATTATGTGCTATTTGTACTAGATTTATGTTCAGGAGGATCCATATGGTTGTGTCTTCAATATGATGTATGTCAACTATCTTCTTCACTTGCAGCAATACTTATATGCACTGTTGTTATATTACTTGCAATTATAAATACACTGATCTTGAATGAAGCTTTAGTATGAGGATAGCAGGTTCAAAGAACATGCGAAGCTATCGCAACTACCACGATCACTATCTTGATCAGGTCATTTATGCAAATGCGTCTATTGATTGCAAATACCGCATGTTTGAGGTGCAGGTTCTGCTGTGTACGTATTAGGTAGCATATCAGTAGATATCTGCAACTAGTATCAAATATGACGTATATTGTAAGGACTATAAGCAGTGAACTCAGTATAGTCATTTCTTCTTGCAGAATATACGCTTAAGCCTTGAATGAGTGTATTCAAGGCTTTACAAATACTCGTTGTACAGCATGTCCAGGTTTCTAACCAACATGTCGCTGCAAAGGAATTCTATGCTATAAGTATTGGTTGGGTATTTGATTTTTGTTTATACATATAAGCTCCACTAAATATAATAGATGCTAATATGATTATTCCTATAGATGCACAATAATAATATAGTATAGACATCTTCAAGTTATAACTATATATGTATATGACAGGTACTATAGTTAGTGATAATATTGATAATAAAAATACAAATGTAAGTACACAAATAGATAACATATTCATTTTAACAAGCTATTGTATTATAGCTTGTTTATACTTCAATTTTCTTAAGAAAGATATTTTTTTATATCACGAATAATACCATAAAGGGGATGTAGTCCAAGTAAAATATCTTGAACACTAATACCACGAGTGATATTATATCTCCACAATGTAACCCAGTGCTCACAGTTATTAATATTAAAATCATATGAAACAATCTTATTTTCATATTGTAATGCCTTTGCAACTATTTCATTTTTTGTCAATGGATATATATTACCTATTTTTGCAAATAATGTATCGTAAAAAGATGTTAATATTTGGCAGTGATCATAATTGTTTTTATTAACTATGTATTGAAATGACTCTATTTTGATAGTTGCATTACTATTATCATTACTCTTTACATTAGTCACATGTATAATTTCCTTATTATTAATTGCTAATAGAATATGAAATGCACGTATTTTGATTAAAGTAGTTTGGATTCCAATAATATTATGTTTACCAATTACCATTTGACACCCTATAATATCTCCAGTTGTAAATGGTATCATTGTACTAGGATTACGACATATGTTTTTATCACCTTGACAGTTTTGTATATATGGATTACACTGAATATATCTGCAATCGCGGTTATTGTCTAATAGAGTTCCATCTCCACATGCATATTTTGTATGAGAAAATGGTCCAAAGTTTAGTATACCATATCTATATGCTGGGCATTTTATATGATTAATAGCCAATAATCTATCTGCAAATACATTTTGTAATAAGATTGCAAATAAAATATAATACATTGACTTCATTTATGATAGAAATACATTCTTAAAGTATAGATTTGCTGAGAGGTGGCTGACCAAATGCTTGCTATGTTACATTTGATATGATATATCAAATGTTTACAGGTACTCATTGTACAGCATGTCCAGGTTTCTGACCAACATGTCTTCGGACAGCTGCGTGCTGAACTCATTCCCAGTGAATGTAAGTCCTAGTTGCGTCTTGGCGACGTTATACAGTCTGACTGCGTTCGGATCGTTCTCCTTTGCATAGATGATGCTGGCATGAGGATACTTCTCGCGTACTGCGCTCAGTTGCTTCTTCTTGGATTCAGACTGGACTCTCACTGCATAGTAGCGGAATGCAGCATCTGACTCGTTCTTGTTGAAGATGTATAGGTTGTTCTCTTTTGCTTTGGACGGTGCAGGTAGTACTGCGTTCGGTCGCATGGTATCGATCTTATCCTCCTTTCTGATCAGAAGATCCATGTGCTGCTTGCGTTCCTCAGCATGCTGCTGATCCTTCAGCATCAGTTGCTGAACTAGCATGGTGATAGTGTTCTGCTCCGTCTTGTACTCGCCTGTCTTGCGTAGTGCCGGGAGTACTTCCGACGTAACCCATCGCTTGAACTCCTTCGCCTTCGGGAGTTTGGATCCGAGGATGAGCGAGTACAGACCGGACTCGTTGATGAAGACTGTGTTCGGCTGCATGTTTTTGAGGTCATCTGAAGGTTGTTCATTAATGGCGTTAGATGTTCCATTACAAGGGGGTGGCGTTTCGCCACCCCCTTTCAAAGCTGCAAATGAAGCTTTATCCTCTTCATCTACATGATCGATAATGGCTGTATTTGTATCCTTATATCCAAGAATGTCGGCAACATCCTTCGCTTTGAACCACGGTTCACCGGCGACCGTGATCACCAGGATGTTGCTACTCTCGAACTCAAATTTGTTAAGGTGCATGTTTAATTCTATTATCATACCTTTAAGTACAATTACTGGATTGGGATCGACAGGTTGGCGCTGTAGCTCAGATTGCCGTTACTGAACGAGTAGTAGTTGCTTCCGGCAAAGTACAGCGGATTGTTCACATTCTGTACTAGCAAAAGGAATTGAGTAGACGAGTACACCACCGCAACTCCTGGAGAGAGGTTGTTAGTATTATTTCCTATTGCTGCACTGGCGGATCCGATCACGGGCAGATTGAAGGGAGCGGCTGCGTTGAACACGCCAGTGATGCTGGTGTTGATGCTGAATCCGACCGGTATACTGAACAGATAGTTGCCAGTTCCCGCAGTACCGGCAACAGTCTGGTTCACGAACAGCTGCAAATTGAGAGTCTTTCCATCTTGCCAATAGTATCCGATCATCACCGTGCCAGCTCCAGCCGTGGGAGCAGTACCAGTAGACGACAAGATGGGAGTGTACGACAGCCAAGGCTGCAGGTTGTTGATGGTAACGGCTAGCTGCTGGGTGAACCCGAGTAGTTGCTGAGCGATCAAACAAGATTGCCCAGTTGGGTACATCTCGTAGCAGTTAGTACCACTTGTATTGTTTCCAGATGCATAGATGGATCCATCTACAAACAAGAACTGGATGCCGATGTCAGTATCTGTGTAGCCCACTGGAGATATATCTGTGCAGACCTTGTTCGGCAACAGGCATTTGGCATAGTTAGTTCCACTCGTATTAGTCGACAAGTTGCCCTGAACGTTGCGACCAGCAGCCCAGACGTTACCGTTCCTATCAAGCACGGCACTGTAGTTGTAGCCGCCGGACATCAACCCATTGAAGATGACCTTGAATGCAGGCGTAGTACCGTTCAGCAGCAATCCCTGAAAGCCGTACGCATCCTCAGTAGCATTAGAAGTAAAGCTAGATATGCCAGTCTGATTTGGTATGAAAGCGCCTAATGCATTATCATTACTGTATCCTGCCCAGTATAACTTGCCGCCAGACACGCCGCTTCTGACGATGTATGAGCAGTTGGACGTATAGGTGGAGAATGCTCCTATTGCAACGATGTCTGTGTAGTTCTGGTTCTCTCGCACAAATGAGGTACGAGGAGTTAGTGTTCCATCTGCCAACTGTCCCTGATCATTTGATCCAGAAGCCCATGAGCTTCCATCTGCCTTTAGTACTCTAGTCATTATTCTAGTTGTACTACCATTATATTGGCCAGCTGTTACTGTTGCTTTCACATTAGTCATAGTCGGCACTGAGTATGGTACTAGTTGTGCCACTCCAGATAATCCTGTACCAAGCGGATTGCCTTCGCCAACTCCACCTCCGCTTCCGCATGTCCACAGCTGTCCTCCGCCTCCAGTGAACCAGTTGCCAGTGTTCTCGATGGCAGACCATGCCATCCCCCACTGCCCACTAATAGATGCATAGACAAACGACTTGCCAGCAGTGCCATTTGGTTTCTGCCAGGTAGTGTACTGAACGGCTGCATAAGTCTGTGTATTGATACCTAGCTGACCCCAGAAATTGTTTCCAAAGGTTAGTATCTGTCCATTATCAGCAATAGCAACACATGTAAATGATAGAGAACCTGTTCCAGATCCAGAATTGTAAGCACTGGGAGCATATACACTCACTATCTTATTGCTGCTCATGCCTGCTGGCATCGCGATCGCATATGCAGGATACGCATACACAGATGTGTCCACATTCCAACCCCAGTGATATGCGATGCCCAAGCTCGAGATCGCAACGCCTGCATGCGATCCGAACGCAAAGTCGGTGATATACTCGGCATTGGTAGTAAATGGAAAGTAGCATTCATTAAACTGGTAGTTGGTGATAGCGCTGTTGTTCGCCTTTGCTGCTCCAGCCGAGTATAGTTTGTTCTTGTACAAGATGAACTGCATCGATGCAGCTTGGCATTGCCGTGCAGTAAACCGTGGGTTGCCGACCACGGTGGGTGTATTGGTCGCGATCGCTGCCAACACAGCCGCTGAGGTCATCACCGTGGTGTTATTATTTGCAATACTAGAAGTAGTCACTGAGATACCCGAGTCCTGCACCTGCCCGGTTCCCGACGTTGATACCAGATCGTTGGCCACCGGACTTGTGATCAAGGGCTGCACAGATACAGTGTTCGATAAGACTCCGTTGATCGTTGAGCTCAGATTGACTCCGGTAAGAGTGAGTACGTTGGTGTTTATCATTGCTACCGTCGCAGATGCAATGCCGTTCACAGTTGCCAGTAGTGTGTTAGCAGAAGAAGTCAAACTGATACTGTTAACGATATTGACTGCGGTCGATGCGACTCCATTTACCGTTGACGTTAGCAGATTGGCGCTGGAGCTAAGAACGTTAGTGTTTATTATTGCTACCGTCGCAGATGCGATCCCGTTCACAGTTGCCAGGAGCGTGTTCGCACTGGATGTCAAACTGATGCTGTTGATGATGTTCACCGCAGTCGATGCGACACCGTTGACCGTTGACGTCAGTAGGTTGGCGCTACTCGTCAGAACGTTAGTGTTTATCATTGCTACCGTTGCCGACGCGACTCCGTTTACAGTCGCCAGTAGCGTGTTAGCAGAAGAAGTAAGACTTATACTATTGATAATATTGGCAGCAGCTGATGCCACACCGTTCACCGTTGATGTCAATGCATTTGTAGCAGAAGATAATACGTTCGTATTGATGATGTTTGCAGTTGCGAGGATACTGTTCACCGTCGACGACATCACGTTAGCGCTACTTGTGAGCGTGTTGGTAGTAGCACCGGCAGATGCAACCCAACTGGTGCTAGTTCCATTTGTTCCCAGCACCTTGCCGTTTTGACCCGTCTGCGATGGTAGCAGCGCATTCAGCGCCGCATTCGCGGTCGTCTGTCCCGTTCCACCGTTGGCAATAGAGATGGGATACTGGGCGGTGATAGCACCATCAACATAGGTCTTATTTGCTGCTGATGTGCCCGCTGCCGGGGCGTCCGTCAGCGTGATCAGATTGCCAGTGGGGATGGTGATGTTGCCGCTCATCGTACCGCCAGACAACGGTAGGTATGCACCGGTAGACGGCGATATCCAGGCGTTGAAAGCTCCCGCACCGTTCTTTCCAAAGATCTGTTTGGTGGTGTAGTCATAGATCGTTGGCGCTGTACATGTCAGGAACTGCTCAACCGTGTTGTTAGCAGTTACTCCTCCTGCTGAGAACTTGGCAAAGATACATCCTGCGGACATTCCAACTGGCGATGCAAACGACACAGCGTAGTATCCGTTCAGCGCCGGGTTGGTGCTCGCTAGTATAGTGTTCAGAGTCGCTTGGGATGTGATCACCTGGTTGACGTTGTACCCGTCGTAGTATATGATGTTACCGGTGAACCCATCTGGTATGCCGACAATACCTTTTGCGCTATTAAACACATTAATAGTGCAATTGGCGCCGGTACCTCCCGTGAAGCTGAAGGCGAACGGTTTGGTTTGCCGGTAGATGTTGAAGGTGAACGATGTTGTGAAGTTGGGGATGACGATCGTAGCAAGAGGAGATCCAGTCGCATCCAGGTTGTAGATATCGACCCAATTGGTCAGTGATGCATCGATCGTCATCAGAGACGTACCGCTGGTGATCCAGATACAGTTCTCGAAAGTATGTCTACCTAGATTGTTTGCAGCCAACACAACCGGAGTGCTGGCACCAGTCGATCTCGTGATGCCAACCTCCCTGTACCTGGTGTTGTTGGATCCCAGTGTCAGAGTAGTGCTGAACTGGCACTTGCCCGCCGCAGATGAATCGCAGCAAATAAGAGACAAGTTACTATTTGCTGATCCTATCGTCAGCGTCTCCGTGTAGTTGCTACCAGATGGAGCGATGTATGTGATGTGCGGATAGCTAGCGCCCACCAAGTCTTGTGTCACTGTCAGATACGGGAACGATGCTGTTCCGTTATTGTTGGTGTTGTTGCCGATGTTGGTGTCTACGTATCCCTGGAACACATCTCGCACAGGCAGTTTGGTCAATGCAGTTACGTACACCGTCGTGGCGCCGAACACCGCAGCAGGATTGACAATATTGAACTGGTATTGTATATTCTTTGCTACCGTTCCGTTCAACACGTTCAATACACCGCCGTTGATGTTCAGCTGCGCATACGTCGTCTGCGTTGTGATCGGTGTCCAAGCCCCGGAGTTGTTGTAGCATCGAGCCCAGCTTATAAGCTGTATCTGCCAGACGCCGTTGTCACCGCTGGTTTGGTTCTTGACCAACAGAAAGTCGCCGGCTGAAGGCGTGTATCCGTCGATGGTAGTCAGACCAGAGAACAGTGTGATATTTGATGTAGTTGCAAATTGAACCAGAGGTAGTGTTGGTGTGTTCAACAGCTGAGTAGTGACATAGCTCTGCATCTGATTGGACGTGGGAACAGTGGCATTCGTTCCATCGTTGCCGAACGTCTTCCCCGAGTCCGTTGTCTGTCCCGATCCGTTCAGAGTAGCAATATCTCCTGCTACAGCGCCGGCTACCGCCGTTTGCACCGTGACACCGGCGCTTGTAACACCGTTCACAGTAGACGTTAGAGTGCTACCAGTTAGCGTCAGTACGTTCGAGTTGATGATGTTAGCAGCTGCAGATGTCACACCGTTCACAGTCGCTGTCAACGCATTTGCAGCAGAAGATAGACTGATACTATTCACGATATTGACAGCGGTCGATGCAACACCGTTGACCGTTGACGTCAGTAGGTTGGCGCTACTCGTCAGAACGTTAGTGTTTATCAGTGCTACCGTCGCCGATGCGATGCCGTTCACGGTTGCCAGAAGTGTATTTGCAGATGAAGTCAAACTGATACTGTTGATGATGTTCACCGCTGTCGATGCGACTCCGTTCACCGTCGACGTTAGCAGGTTCGCGCTGGAACTCAGTACGTTTGAGTTGATGATATTGACCGCTGTAGATGCGACGCCGTTGACCGTTGATGTCAATGCATTCGTAGCAGAAGATAGAACATTAGTGTTTATTATTGCTACCGTCGCAGATGCAACTCCGTTAACGGTCGCCAGGAGTGTGTTCGCAGAGGAAGTCAAACTGATGCTGTTCACGATATTGGCAGCGGCCGATGCAACTCCGTTCACTGTCGACGTCATCGCATTTGCAGCAGAAGATAATACATTACTGTTGATGATGTTGACTGCGGTCGATGCGACTCCGTTTACTGTCGCAGTCAACGCATTTGCGCTGGAACTCAAACTGATGCTGTTGATGATGTTCACTGCTGCCGATGCCACACCGTTGACCGTCGATGTCAACGCATTTGCAGCAGAAGATAATACATTCGTATTGATGATGCTCGCAGTGGCAGCGACTCCGTTCACTGTTGACGTCATCGTGTTCACTAGACTGCTCAGCATATTGGTTATAGTGATCGTGATGGTAGCCCAGGTGGTATTAGTTCCGTCTGTCTGCAATACCTTGCCGTTCTGCCCCGTCTGTGATGGCAGCAGTGCATTCAGAGCCGCATTCGCCGTCGTCTGACCCGTTCCACCGTTAGCAATAGAGATGGGATACTGAGCAGTGATGGCAGTGTCTACGTAGTTCTTATTTGCTGCTGATGTACCCGCTGCTGGGGCGTCCGTCAGCGTAATCAGATCTCCGGTTGGGATGGTGATGTTGCCGCTCATCGTACCGCCAGCTAGCGGAAGGAACGGACCGCCAGTTGGGATCAGCGAGTTGACCTTGGAGCTCGTCCACAGCACACTAGTAGCTGGAGGCGCGGCATCGTTGATGGTGACACCCGAGTCGATTGTCTGCCCTTGGTCAGCACCGGATCCGAACACTGCGACATCGCCCGCTACAGCCGATGGTTGCTTAGCTTGTCCGCTGCTAGCAGCCGCAGAGATACCAGAGTCTAGCACCGTACCGTCGGGTCCGAACATGAGGATATTACCTATAGTGCCTTTGATTTTATCCATTTTCCCATCAAGGGGATTGTCGATTGAGAAGGACATTTATTTGTAATGATCAATCGCAATCAGCAATAACAATAACTATTCCTCTTTGCTGATGTAGACGCACCGCGCCGATGCACCGCACAGATGCACTAGTTGCAAAGAAATTGAATAGTTAATAGTATATCTGCAACAAATAAATGCCGAACCATCCTAGAAGTAAGCAGATATCGAAGCTGATGTCCTCGATACTTAGACATAATGCACCTAAGTACAACATCTGCATCTACGATGGCGGGTTTGTAAACGTTGCAGACATGCTCAACCTGCCGCAGTTCATACGACTGAGAGCAACTGTTGATGACATCATGGAAGAGGTAGATACTAATGACAAACAGCGGTTTGCTCTCCGATACCTCGATGATGTGCTGCAAATAAGAGCCAACCAGGGTCACACATTCTACGTGCCAAGTGAAGAGCTGTTCGTCAAACTAGATCGCAATACGATCCCAGCAGTAGTCGTGCACGGAACAACTAGAGCCGCGCTGAAGCTCATCATGCAGACGGGTCTCAGCAGAATGAAACGAACACACATCCACTTCTGCCCAGGACTTCCGGGCTGCGGTCAGATCATCTCTGGCTTCAAAGCCAATTCGACGGTAGGCATCATCATCAATACCGATGCAGCCATGCGAGACGGGATACCGTTCTACATGTCATCTAACAACGTCGTACTATCACCCGGTAATGCTAATGGTATAATCGAGCCTAAGTATTTCAAAGAGATAGTATCTCTGCAGAAGCAATAAAATTGAATTATCTTGCATCTACAATAAATGAGTACACGTTCGCGCAAGCGTTCATCCAGACGATCTACCAGGAGATCCAGCAGACGACGATCCAGCAAACGATCCAGCAGACGACGATCCAGCAGACGACGATCCAGCAGACGACGATCTAGCGGCATGGAAACAGAGTCATACACCACATTTATACGAGAGTTCAGCGAGGCTCTTGAGTCTCTCTGTCCTACTTGCAAACAAGCATATGAGGCAGGATGGCAAACAGTTTATTGTGGTACATGCGACAGAGCCACACTAAGAGACAGAGTCAAGGCATTTGTTGAACTGAATGCTCCGCCACGCAAACCCGGTGAACGGCTCATTCCGATAGACGAGATCATACCTGCATATCTTCGCAATTGAACATTATTTGAAACATAACATATTAGTGTTATGTCTAGAACCCAATTATTGACCATCGATGTCAGCTATGGCTGAACTGAGGCATTAACAACATCGGCATAAATAGTCATATATCTTTGCAATACAGCAATAAAATTGAAGTCTAATTATCCTCTGCAGAAGAATATACGGACATACGATGTCTACTTATATGTCTTATGCAAGTGTTGTGGGTGGCAATAAGACCCCGCCGCCCAAAACCATCGTGCATACCATCGCCGATGAACTACCAACTGATGTCGAACCGATCACTGCCACACCGATCGCTGCCACACCGATCGCTGCCACACCGATCGCAGATGAAGCCGATGGCTTCACAACTCGGAAACGCAAGCCCAAGAAGCAACCCAAACAGGTGCTCGAAGTGGGTTTCCACTTCCAACCGATCGCTGCAGAGGTTCCCAAACCGGCGCCGATGCCCAAACCGGCGCCCAAGTCTGCTCCAAGACCGGCGCCAACTCCGCAGACCTACTACAAGACGCGCATGTGCAAGTTCGGAAACCAGTGCTTCCGCAACCAAAATGGAACCTGTACCTTCGCACACTCAAAGAAGGAACTAGTACCTCTTTTGTGCAGATTCGGAGCTGACTGTCGCAGATCAACATGCACATTTGAACATCCTGATCCGACTGATCCGCCCATCATCGATGCATACGCCCCATGCAAGTGGGGAGTTGGCTGCAATCGTTATCCAGACTGCAAATATGGACATCCAGATAACATCGATGAGATCCAATGGAATGGTCGTTGAGAATCGTGGTGAAGCATGGTAGATCACTAGTGCTTACTTATCCTGTATAAATTTAATTACTAGGTAGTTAAATTTAATAAATGAACACACGCTTCGGCCTAGCATGTGTCAACTATCGCTACGTGGCATACCCCAACTGGATCCGATCGTGCATCAAACACATATCTCCATTTATTCTGCAGAGAAGATATACAGTATTTGATGCGTACGCCGGTAGCGGCGCAATCTCAATCCAGTTTGCCAAACTACCGTACGTCAAGAAGGTGATAGCCACCGAACGCGACGTACCATCATACCAATGCCTAGTGCATAATACCGCACAGTTCCCCAAGATCAAACCATACAACATCGACTCGCTAACGTATAGAGGCAGATGCGATATCCTGGTGCTAGATCCACCGTGGCAAGATATGAAGTACCTTCCAATAGATGAGATATATGCCTGGGATCCGTACATCGACAAGCATCAGCCGCAAATAATAATCATCAATGCGCCTGTACGGAATGCAGAGCTGCCGGTCTTCTACGGATACGATCGCATTCAGGACTTCTGTTACGCGCCCAAGAAGCCACGGAAGAGGGTATGCTCTGTTCTCATATATGTTAAAAATTGAAGGAATATCTATTTTCTTTGCAGAGTATGTGATCAGCAAAGATGATCGACACGCTGCTTCTTATTGCGATGCTCGTGTGCATCAAGAGATCTGGCATCAAAACATCCACCATATGCAACATTATCATACTTGGATTGATCCTGGAACAGTGCTACATCTACCTTCCCGATGTGTTGATGCTACTGAACTCGAAGATCAGCATTCGTATAATAGTCAGATCATAAAATTGAAGTGAATATCTATTTCTCTGCAAAAGTATGTGATCCCAGATCAGCAAAGATGATAATCGAGATCCTCCTCCTGTGGATTGTTTACAAGAAGCAACTTGCCAAGAAACAACCGACCGGACTTGACATACTCTGGACTGGACTACTTATACGTGTATGCTTCTTCAACATGGTATATGTAATCATCATGATATACTCGGAACAGTTTGTTGACTATGTGCCTACCTGCTTTCCAGGAGAACAACTGTGTTGGAACCTCATATGGCAACATCCGATACTGATGTATGTTACACGATGTGTATGTGCTGAATACCGATGGATGTAAACACATGCTGATCCCTCCCACCAATCCCTTCCCAAATTCCCTTCCCATGGATGCACAACTCTGCCTCCCCGCGGCGCATCTGGATTTAAACCAAAGAGTACTAGTGCATATGACACGCACGTCAATGCAATATAATGCCAATACTATGACACATTGGCATGTCAATGCACTACATCTAACACGCGCGTCAACGTAACGCCAATGCCGACACATTGGCGTGTTAGTGCAGTGGATTTGAATGTCCATTCAAATCTTTAATAAATGATCATCAACAACCGCGAGTTCCCCATCTACGAGCTAGACACTACAGACACGATCTTGCAGCGGATAGCAGCAAACAATAACACTCTCCCCAAGTATCTCTTTGCAGCTATCGATGGCCAATACGTTCCTGCATCCGAGGTCGTGTTCGACAGCACCACCCGCCTGACCATCGTCGATATGCTGACGGATCTCGGCAACAGACTGCCGACCTTGACCGTGAGCGCATTCATCCGCCAGTATGGAACGTCGGATGAAGACTACATCATCTGGTACATCATCTTCAGCCTTGAGATCGCCGACACACCAGAGATATCTACCGCCTTGGAGCTGCAGCTGTTGACTGCCGGGTACACGAAGGCATTCATATCGGGTGTAGCTGGCCGGATCCCGGCGTTCATGTTCACGTTCAATAATGAGGTAGCTGCAAACAAGAAGCGATCAGCAGAGAATACCAAGTACTTCATCAAGATGGATAACGTCACCACCAGTTTGACGAACACCAAGTTCGACATCGAGCAGATCAAGTTCTCCTTCATCATCTCTCTGCAGAATAACATCACGCTGCTGTCACTGCTCAACATCGCCAGGATCGACCAGGTGCTGCATATCGGAACATCCACCGTCAAAGTGCTGTACATCAATGTGCAAGATTATTATAAGACCAATAATAATGTAAGTGACAATCCCAACCAAAGCATCAATATCCAGGACCTGTACGACAAGTACGCAGACGAGTTGAATGCGCTGGACGTGTCCGAGCATCTGAATCTGGTGCTGCTGTACACGGAGAAACGGAAGCGCAAAGACCGAGTCTCGTTCATTAATGCGACGTGCATCCCAAACAACGCTGCGTACGAGGTCGACGAGCTCATCGTGGAGTTTGCAATAGATACCAATATATCCGATTATCAATCACTGAAGCTATCCATTCAGAACTTTATAAAGAACATCTTCTTCACTACCACCGAGATACACGCCATCCGCGACTACGATACGGACAAGGTCAAGGGATCGTACAGCATTGAGAACGTCAGCATAAACAAATACGTCTTCCTGGATATGATCTTCAACAGCGAATACTTTACATCGCTCTACACCGATGAACGGAACAAGGTCACTAAGAAGTCAGCTGGGATATACTGCTACTACACCAACGTGCGAACAGGGTTGGTGATCTTCAGCATCATGAACGAGCATCCGCATGTGAAGGTACGCATCGTCCGCATAAACAATATAGAAGATATTCCATTCTTCCAAGTGCAACTGAACAAACTGTTGAGTATCTATTTTGCTGATGAGAAGGCAGTGTTGGATGCATACACCAAATATGTCACTGTTCCGTTCGACACTCCCAAATCTGCATTCAAAGGAAAGCGGTTCAGTCTGAATGAGAAGATCCCAGAACTATTTCTGCCACTATACAGCCGAAAGTGCGCCAACATCCCCAGGATCGTGACAGACGAAGAGGCGAAGGATGGCTTCCAAACGATGAGGTATCCGCTGTACCAGGAGGGCGGGCTGGAGCCGAGCATATATACGTGCGACCATCATCCTCAGTACCCGTATCCGGGGCTGAGAACCAACACACTCGAGAACGCAGGTACGTTCCCGTATCTTCCTTGCTGCTATGAGAAGGACCAGTTAGCAAAAGATAAGTCCAACTACAATATGTATCTGTCTGGTCAGACGCAGGAAGCGATACCGAGGGGCAATAATGTTCTGTACAAGACGATCCGTATCATACCCAATGGCACGCTGGGCATTCTCCCTCTGAACATCAAGAAGAGTTTGATGAACAGCACCGATTACTACAGATACGGTATCACTTCATCTGCAGACTCGATCATCCAATGCATTGCCAGAGCGAAGCCCTCCGCGCTTGACGTGAAGCTTAGCAG